AATGGTTTTATCATTAAATCGAATAAAGTTTCTAAAAATCTGCTCATCATGCTCAAACATTTCCGCTTTAGTTTCTGATCGAATACCACCACCAGGATTTTTCATATGCCAAGTCACAGCATTCGGCACAACATGGATGTCATAACCTTTTTGATGCAATCCATAGGTAAACAAAGTTTCTTCCCTGTGCGCCACCCTAGACAGTCCTAGATTGTAATCATAAACACCTGCTCGATAGAGAAAAGAACAATGCAGATGCTCGACTTTTTTTGAGTTCTTGATCTTTTCCCATTGGATATTTGGCTCAATGCTAATATGCTCAATTTTGCCTGTAGATAATAAAGTGTCAAAGTTCGATGGTGGAGTCAGTATCGAGCCGCCTACAGCACCAGTATTCAGATTGTAGGTAGTATGAAAGTATAGATTCTCTAGGACATTAGGTTCAGGAATAGCATCATCATCGACTCGCCAAACCCAATCAAAGCCCATTGTATTTGCTCTTTGATGGATATAGTGCTGACCTTTTTTCTCAGCATATAACCATTCCCAAGGTATCTTTTTACTGTCTAGCATCCGAAAGAAATAGGAATAAATCATTTCATTTCGCATATCTTTGGGTTCATCATTGTCATCAAAGATAATCAATTTATCTACTGGCTTTGTTTGATTAATAATTGCACTTAAAACCAAGGGTAGAGTAGTAAAGTATCTACCTCTAGTTGCTACAGAGCAAAGAACCTTACCCACGATTCCAAGCACCAATCATTAGATTGCATCTATTGGTATTGTTTATCTCCTGTGGGCTATCAAAAATATGTCCTGCTTCATTAATATACTGCCATTCAAAGCCATCAAAATGGGATTCATTAAGCCTGTGGAGTTTATGATGCTCTCCCCAAAAGCCTACTGGCTCTTCATGTGGCACAGTAATTAGCAGTCTCTTACAATGCAGTTTAAGCATTTCTACTATTTGTAAGCCATTGCTTAAATGCTCAATGACCTCAAAGGCTACTATAGTGTCATAGTTCCACAGTTGTACTTTGTTAATGTCACCATGCAGAAAAGTGCAATAGTCCGCCCAGTTCTGTTTTGTGGCTACCTGTATAATTGTTTGGTCATAGTCTAGTCCTGTGTAGATAATGTCATCATCAAAGAACTGCCGACCATAACCAGTAGAGCATCCTAATTCAAAGATGTCATTACCCAATAGGTTCTTACTTGCCCATTGGTATCTAGTGGCTTCCCTAGGATAGACTACATCACCCTTTAGAAAGACTGCTCTCTCAAAGTTATTACTTAGGTGATACCGAAACTCATCCATTTTATTGGACAGTTTCAGTTGGCACTTGGGGAGTAGCCTGTTCCTTTATTTTATTGAGTAATACCCATGCACCAGTCTTAGTTGGCAACTCGCCTAATGTCTGTAGTAAGGCATTAACTTCTTCAATAGTAAGTTCTAGTTTTATCATATATTTTCCTTTTGTGTTATTTAAAAAATTCTACCACGGAACTCCGCTTGCAGTCACAGGATTTTTAAGTAGTTCAATCTGCTGTGCAAGAGATGCTTCTGTCGCATCTTTGTCTACTCCTGATGCCCAACACCAATCCAAGACTTCTTGCATTGTTACATCTGCATAAGGAATAGTAGGTGTTCCATCTGCCCATGAGCAAGTTGAGTAAGTAGATGTTTGATACTCGCCATCGACAGCATTACATTGCCAATGAGCAGTTGTTATAAAACCATTTGCAGTTTCATAGTTTGTTTGTGATACATTCCATGTGTATACGATTGCCATTTAATTCTCCTTAAAATATATAGTTAAGTTCCATTTGCAATTAAAATTGCACTACCTGTAGCATCTAATGCAGAACCAATTGCATTTGTAATTTGTACATTTGCACCTGAAAGAGTTAAAACACAATTAGTACCACTACCATTAGTAACAACTCTAAAACTTCCAGCATTAGCAACAACAATTAACATTCCGCCATAAATTTCTGCACCTTGTGCGCCAAAATTTGCTTGAATAATATATGTTCCAACAGCACTAGAAGATAAAGTTAAAATTGTCGCTGTTGCAAGTCCAGCAACTGCTGCTGAACCATATAAACTTCTAAAATTACCAGCAAGTAAACCAGCAGTAATAGGTGATGATGAAGCAAAAGATGTAGTACCAACCAAAAAATTACCAGCATTGGTAAGTCGCATTTTTTCAGTCCAACCGCCAGTATATGTTTCAAATGCAATATTTCCTGTAGCAGTTCTTGGACCAATAACCCCTGTTGTTTCATCTGTTCTTGCACCAAACCATAAACCAATAGCAGTGTTTGATGTTGTTTCGTAAATGTTTATTTGAGTTTTAACATTTGTACTTCCCTGACCAGTCCCAACAGAACCTGCAACAACAAGATTACCATCAGCAGTTACGCCAGCGGGCGGTGGACTGCCAATATTTACAACACCAGTACTTGTAATACGCATCCGTTCTGAGCCAGTAGTAAACTTTAGAGCATTTCCACTTGTTCCAATATTTGTAAGTGCATAACTTGTTGTAATATTAAAATCCGCACTTGTTAAATTTGAAGTTTGAAATGCAATTCCATCAGAACCTTTTAATGAATATATACCACCACCAACAACATTAAGCCTAAATCCTGAATCAATACTTGTGTCTCCAATTATTACATTACCACTAGAAAGTATTCGCATTCTTGTTGTAAATGTAGTGCCATCGTTTGTATTAAAATCAAAAAACCCTTTGTTAGTTGCCCCATCTGCAACAACATCTATTGCACCAAGTAATGTAGAACCATTAAAAAATGCAATAGTCCCTGCCGCACCAGTTGTGCCAGTAGATGTGTTTTGTAGACTTAATCTTCCTCGATTAGTTGCAACACCTGTTACTCCTAATATTTTTTCTGTTGCACCATAAGAACCATAATCAGGGTCATTAGTGTTTATACCAACATTACCATTACTTGTAATTCGTAAGGCTTGGGCAAGTGAAGTTCCATTATGAGTTGATATGTCAAAATATGATTTATTGTCAGTACCACTACCTTCTTTAGTAAATCCTAAAGTACCAACATTCACATTTGAAGATACTAATGATGAAAATGCTTGAATAGCCAATAATGTATATCCACCACTAGCCAAAGGAGAACACATTGCTCTCATAATACAATAATCTTGAGTAACTGAATTTCCCAAAGTAAGAGTAGTTAATCCACCAACTTGGTCTACCACTTGTAATTTACTTGAAGGATTTGTAACTCCTATACCTACATAACCAGTACCAACAACATTTAAAACATCTGAACTTCCTACATTAAAAGTTAATATATTATTTGCCGCAGTACCACTAGGTTTATAACTTATAAAAGCATTTGCTGTAGCACCATCAGTCAATATCATTTCAGCACGATTAGTTGAACCTTTACTGTTAATTGCAAACTGATATGCAGAACCTACTGCACCTGTTCCATTTGCTTTAGCAACTTGTAAACTTTCAGTTCCAAATGCTGTATATGTTCCAATCCTAGCAATTGGTGCAGACAACATTCCTGTGGCTACATTTAAAGTTAAATTTCCTGTTGTTTCAAGAGTCATTGCTTGAACAGCATTAGTCCAAAATCTTTGCCCTACTGATGCTACTGCATAAAAATCATAATAACCACTTCCACCACCTACAATGGAAGATTCACCAATAGTAAACTTAGCAGAACCACTTTGGTCAAATCGCAAATAAGGAGTATTTGCTGTTGAATTAGCAATAAAACTTGCCGAACCATTTCCATTTGATGCAGTTAATGTAGAACCATTAAATGTTAAATTAGCACTACCACCTAACACTCCACTATTGTTAAATTGAACTTGTGTATTGCTTCCACCAATAGTCGGAGTAATTCCTGAGTAACCCGAATAACCCGATATGCCTGAGAACCCTGAATAACCTGATACACCACTACCACTATAGCCCGATATACCTGAATAGCCCGATGCACCATCTATTCCTGAGTAGCCACTATAGCCTGAAATTCCTGAGAAACCTGATGCACCTGAAATTCCTGAATAGCCTGAGTAACCCGATGCACCATCTATTCCTGAGATACCTGAGAATCCGCTGTAACCTGATATACCTGAAAAACCCGATGCACCTGAGAAACCCGATACGCCATCTTGCCCTGAGATTCCGCTAGCACCTGAGTAACCCGATATGCCTGAGAACCCACTAATTCCTGAGTAGCCCGAATATCCGCTGTAACCTGATGTTCCGCTGACTCCCGCTGTGACTGCTAAAAATAAAGGATGATTATTTGGAAAATCAGTTGTGCCTGTGCCACCTGAAGATATTAAACTTACTGGTATTGTCCAATAAGAATTTGCTGTATTTGGATTTATGTTTGTTGTAGCACCAGTTATTAACCATGACTGATAATTAGCACTTGCATTTTGGTCTTGGATTGTAAACTTTTGTGTGGGTTGTAACAATGCTAAAAATATATCAATATCAATGCCATTACTAGTAAGATGTGAAACATTTATTTGTGTAGCATTAATTTGTGTTGCATTGTTCCAAAGTAAAAATCCATTAGCAGGTTGCCCACTTGTATCTACTGCTTCTGCATCATATAAAAATAAACTAGATGATTGACCTATAGCACCTGAATATCCGCTGTAGCCTGAAAACCCACTAATTCCGCTATCTCCGCTGTACCCGGATATACCTGAATCTCCACTCCAACCTGAAATGCCGGAATCGCCCGACCATCCACTAATTCCTGATTCTCCACTATACCCACTAATCCCTGAATAACCTGATTCACCTACAGCACCTGAGTATCCGCTGTAACCCGATTCTCCTGAAAAGCCACTATAACCTGATTCGCCCGAAAACCCCGATGCGCCTACTTCTCCTGACCATCCGCTGTATCCTGATTCCCCTGAAAAGCCTGAGATACCACTATCCCCTGACCATCCTGATATGCCGCTGTCACCACTAAAACCTGAGTAACCCGATTCTCCGCTCCACCCCGAAATACCGCTGTCTCCTGAAAAACCGCTAATTCCGCTATCTCCGCTGTACCCCGAAATTCCGCTGTAACCGGAGAACCCTGATATACCCGATTCCCCACTCCAACCGGAAACTCCGCTTCCGCTAAATCCTGAATATCCTGATTCACCCGACCATCCGCTGTAACCCGATTCACCGCTAAATCCTGAAATTCCGCTATCACCTGAAAATCCCGATATTCCGCTGAAGCCCGATTCGCCTGACCATCCGCTATAACCGGATATTCCGCTATCGCCACTCCATCCCGATACACCACTTCCTGAATAACCTGAGATACCTGAAAAACCTGAGTACCCGGACTCCCCTGAGAATCCCGAAAACCCTGAAAAACCTTGTGGTCCAACTATCTGACCTGCATCAAACCAAGCAGAGCCATCCCATATCCATAAATCGCCATCAGCAGTTACTATGTAAGCATCATTAACTTGATTACCTGTAGGTGGTAAATCTCCAACTGTAGGAACTTCTCCTTTGACATTAATGCTTGTGCCTTGCTGACCGCTATAGCCCGAATAACCACTTATCCCTGATCCTGAATACCCTGATATACCTGAGTAACCGCTATACCCTGAGATGCCCGAAAAACCCGAAATACCTTGTGGTCCAATAAGTCCTCTATCAATGCTAATTTTTACATTGTTTTGGTCTATAACTGTTACATTCATATTTGCCATGATTAACCCTCCACCACTATGCCATCACTTCTTACTAAAAATAGTAAAAAGATAATATAATCGTTTTGTGGAACAGTATCTACTTCAGGAAAACTAATCTTTAGCCTACCTGAAAATCCCACACAATCCTGAGCATTAATATTTAACTCAGGGTCATCATTCATTACATCCCATGTGTCATTACCAAGAACCAAAGTAAAGAACCCAACAGCATCATCTCTGTTAGTTACAGTCAATGCTATTGGAGTTGGTGGTGGATCATAATTGGCTATATCAAAAGTAAGCCCATTCCTAGTATCTAGAATATTAGATACTGCTCTGCGAATAATATAGGCATCTATTGTTGCGCCAGTAAGGTCTATTGGAGTTGTGTTATTAGTTGCAGTAATTGTTAAGTTCCAGTAGGTACTTTGTTCCCACACTAGTTCTCCTGCAATAATTGGATTGTCAAATCCGCTTACTTGAGTAAGACTATTTTTGTTAAATATTGCCATGATTACTCTATCCTTAGTTTATAGCCCTATACCCTTACAGAGCCACGAATCATGTATTATTTTTTGTTATCTTATCAAGTTTTCATTATAAACGCAAGTGCATAAAATGGTGGCAAATTAGCATTTGTTCCACTACCACCTGTTGTATCTGTTGTTCCAGTTAATGCATGAGTATGGTTTACATTATTTTCACCTGTAAATCTTTCACCTGCCGAACCGCCACCTGAATCATCACCAACATAACCTGTATTATTTCCACCAAGATTACCTAAGAAAGCCGCCATTGGATGCACATGGTTTTGATTTTGATTTTCTGTAGTCGCACTAAATTCATGAGTATGGCTTACTACAATAGCATTAGCACTACCACCAGTAGATGCTACTGGATAATTAGTTCCCGAACCTATGACAAATCTATCTCTTAAATCAGGAGTTCCACTTGCACCATTACAAAGTAACCATCCAACAGGAATAGATGCAATTGAACCTGACCACATAATAATGCCACCAACAGGTACAGAATAAACTGCTTGGGCTACATCAAGATTAGTTCTTGCTGAACTTGCAGTAGTAGCACCAGTTCCACCATTGGCAATAGGAACAGCATTGACTAAACCATCTGCCGCATCAAGCCTACCTGAAGAATCAAGATTGTTTGCTAACTGACTAAGATTAAAAGATTGGGTCATTATGCACTTCCTATTCTTGCAAAAGTTTGTTGATTTAATAAAGTAAAACTATTTGGGAAAGCCGTTGTTAAAACAAAATTAACATTTGTTGCTGTGTAATCAAAAGTGCTTCCTTTAATTAATAACACTCCATTTGCATAAACTTCCATTGCTAAAGGGTTTGATGAAAATATATAAATAGTGCTTCCTGCTACAGAATAAGCAACTGTATTAGTAATATTAGAACAAGGCACTCCAAGATTATTAGCAGAAAACTGAATAATATCTACTGTTCCTGTAACTGCTGAAGGAAAGCCATCTAACAAATTATCTGCCAAATTGTAATCAATTTCGTTAAACTGTGAACCATTAACATAGATTTGCTCAAAACCACTATTCATTAAAAAAGTAGTAGGTGTATAAGATGTTGTTGCAGAAAAGTTTACAGTCCATCTACTAAATGGTGGATAGTTAGCACTTTCTGCCCTAAATACAAATATTGGCAATCCTGCTGTAGCACCACTTAAAGTATCCGAAAAACTAATTACTTTAGTTGTGTAATTAACTCCACTTACTGTAAAAGTTGTTACAGTTCCAGTATTAGTAAAAGATAATTCATCACCTACATTTATTAACTGAAATGGTAATTCATTGTAAGTAACAGTATTAGAAGTTGATGATGCAATAGTTAAACCTAATGGAGCATAAAAATCTAATTTAGAAACTGCTCTCATGTTTAATGTAGTTATTATTTCTCCAACAGATGCACCAATACCAAGAACAATAGTTGTAGATGTTTCTGTGTAATCTGCTGTGTTTAATAAAACTCCATTCTTAAATACTAAAATTTGA